CATACTAGCTAATTCACTAATTCCATCCACTTATATCACACCCAATCCTAAAGTCATTTTATGAATACCACCCGCAACATTATGAACTGAATCTTCAATTAAATATTGTCCTTTCATTCCTGTAACAGGCTCGTTTATTTCGATTATTCTTCCTGATCTTACTCTGTCATCTCCTAGTAACGAGATACTATTTTCTTCAAATATTTTACCAAGCTCTTTCAATAGATTTTTCACTATATTTTTAGCTTGAGCAACATCTTTTTCATCTATCGATTGTATTTCTTGTAATAGTCCATATTGTTTAATAAGTCCTTCATCTTTTAAACTAGTTATTATTTTATCATCATAGATTAACTGTATTGAGTTTTTCATATCTTCAATACTTCTCGTCCTTGTTGCATCTCCAATAGCATCTATTGCGTTATTCTCAGATAAATTACTTGCCAGTTTAAAAGTTGCTTTAATTACTAAACTTTCTTGATTTTCTATATATAGCTTACCTGCTCTCATTTCCATTCTATATTTTTTACTTTGGTCTTTCTCAGCTTGATTAAGTATGTCCTTAATAATCTCACTTACTTCTTGATTAATATAAATATGACTAATGATAGTAGGTATCTCAACAATATTACCTATAGGAACATTAAAATCATTTAATATTATTGTTATAGCCTGCTTTGCAGATGCTTTATTGAATTGATATATTGCTTTACTTTTATTTAAGTAAAAAGCATAATCGAAACAATTGTAAACAATCGGACTTCTACCATTTTTACTTTCAGTAATTGTTACACCTCTAAATATTTCATTACTACCATTTTTTAATATCATCAAATTCCCAATATCACACGGATTAATCGGAAAATGTTTAGTATCATTATAAGCTATAGAAAATTCCATTCGTTGCCCTAGTTGATTGATATTTGAATACCAATTTATATCACCTATAATAGGTGTAATATCATACATTTTATTGCCTTTTATAGTAAATAATTGATGGGTCATTTAACTCACCGCCTGTACTTTCACAAACTTAAATTCAGATAATTCAAGAGTATAATAGATATCTCTACTACCATCTCTTTCACCATAATCAAAGTTCTCAATTGTAACTGGTATATTAATTGGAGTGTCTGTAATTATCAACCTTATTGGAATTCTTCTATCTTTCCATGACTCAATTATTTCAACATATTCCCAAGCCTTATATGTATTATCTCTGTTAAAGTCGTAGTTCTTAGAAGGGAAAAATGATTGCAACACAATTGATTTTAACCCTCTATTACCAATTAATTTAATATCACCCTGAGTTATAGTGTTGAATTTTTCATTGTTCTGAGGAGATTGAATTTGAAATTCAGAAGGGACTACGGGTAGTTTTATGACTTGTTCACGATTGTTTATGCTTAAATAAATATCCATCTAACCACCTCCATTAAAAAAGAGGACTATAAAGTCCTCTACATATTGCCTAATGCCATTTTTAGTTCTGGAATTAATTCATTAACAATTTCCCTCGTACTTTTGTTAGTTGCATTTATATTTATAGTGAAGTTATTATTACTAGTACTAGAGTTTGTATTTACTGATTTATTGTAATTGTTGGCTTCCTGCTTAGTTAATACCCTTTCATCTTTATGTAATTCTGCTACATATCCGTCAAAAGGTACTCTTCTCAGTCCACTATAATGACTGCCATGAACACTGGATTTAACATTTTCACTAGTTTTGTTATCTTGGAATAATTCGACTGTACCTTTAATAGGGTTCTTTAAGAAGTTTTTAGTTGATTCCCAAGTGTCCTTAATACCATCGGTAAATTTAGTTATCTGTTCTGTTGCACCTTCTACAAAACTTGTAATGCCACCAGTTAATGCCTCCCAAGTTTCTAATCCTATTTCTTTTACAGTGTCCCAATTACGATATAATGCAATTCCTGCTGTTACTAAACCTGCTATTCCAATTGCAACTAAACCAAAAGGATTAGCCGCCATAACTGCATTTAATCCGCCAGTCGCATATGTTTGTGCTAGCGTAGTTGCTTTTAATACTTTCATCATTCCTGATATTGTACTAATAACTTTTAAAGCTGTAATTCCAGTTACTAGTCCTGCAACAACAGGGATTAATATTTCTTTATTCTCTCTAACAAAATTAATGGCAATGCCTAACTTTTCAAATACATCTCTTGCTATACCAATACCCGTTTTAATTTTCTCTTGTATCATAGGCATATTAGATTGTACATTCTTTGCCCATTCGTTCATTTTTTCTGCTACTTTAGTTGCTGTAGGAAGGAACGCTTCACCCAACATTATTTTCGTATCTTTGACAATAGCAGAGAAACGTTTCATCTGATTTGCATAACTTCCACTAGTTCTTTCAGCATCGCCCATAGCATCCGTAGATTGATCTACAATTGCTTGATATCTAACCTGCATCTTAGTGACTTCATCTAAATCTCTAAACTTACCTTTAATCTGCATACGTTCCATAGCTGTTGCTAAAGTATTTTCATTTAATACAGCACCCAATGATTTAGATGCTTCATGATTACCCATAATAGCCGATTGTAGATTTCTAATCGCATCATCGTCTGCTAAATTGTTAAATGAAGCTAAATCTATACCAAGAGTTGCAATTTGTTTAGATAGTTTTGCACCTTCTTCTCTTGTAGCACCCATACCAACAAGCATATTTTGAGATTCTGCAAGATAATTTTTCATATCGTGCCTACTTCTTCCCATTGCTTCAGCTTGAGCATTTGCCCAAGCATCAACACTATCAGTTAATTCACCAAATACTACGCCAAACTTGGATAACATTTCTTCATTTTTAGATGCTAATGCTATCGATTCCCTAACTGTATTAACTGCTGCCTTTATACTTATGTATGCACCCGCTACTCCTGCTAATTTCTTAGCAAAACTAGCCATACTATTTCCTGTTTTTTTACTTTGGTTGTCAAAACCTCTCATATCACTTGTAGCAGTTTTAAGATTCTTCTTTAAATCACTAGTGTTTTTTATGTTGTTACGCATTTGGGTACGAAAATCCTTATCTTTGATTGAAAATACTGCTCCGAATTCAAAAGCCAATTTTCACACCTCCCTCTTACAAAAAATTAAGAGGAAGTAGGTATGATAGCTTTTAACCTTTCAACCTCTTCCTCAATAGCAAGTTCCATACTTGCTTTATAAAACAACTTTTTACTTGTCTCTAAGTTTAATATGTATTCGTCATTAAACCCTTTTTGCAAGTAGTGATGAATCATGTAAAGCTCCCCATCACTACTTATTAGTTTTTTATTTCATCAACCATAGTGACCGAATCACCGAATCCCACACTTTCAATAATCTTACTTGCGATACCTTTTATCTCACCGAAATCAAATACCTCATCAACTATATCCAAAGGTTCAACACATCCAAACTCTTGTTGTAATTCTTTATCCTTTAAATTTGGCTCTGTTACAGTATTGTAAATAAGATAATGATCACCCCTATCTTCCATGTCTAAAGCATCCATACATAGTGATCTTTCAGGTTTTTGGAATGTGATATAACTATCTAATGACTTCACATATAACTGTTTAGTTTCTGTTTTCTTATGCCTTATTACATCTTTCTTAGCAATTAAATCCTTTATACTCATTACTTGTTTAATAGTTTGTTTCTGTTTCTTAGCCATTTATAATACTCCTCCTATTTATTGATTACATCTGGATATTCAACGTTACTAGCCATAAATCCAAAAGGAAATTCTCTTTCTAACTTTTGACCTAGTTCAAATTGCATTAATGTTAATTCATTAAACCAAACATTGTTAATAACAACTCTCTCAGATTGATTTCTATGAGTTTCTGGATCAGCTAATTTACCAACCAATTGACTTCTAACATCTATACCTTTAGTCCATTGTTGCAACATCTTGTCCATCCCTCTTGTATAGACCTTTTTAATCTTAAAACTACCTTCGCCTTTTAAAGACATTATTTTACTGCCTATATCTAAACTTCCAGCCATTGGAACATCTTCTCTATTTGCTACAACTTTTGCTTCAAAGGCTTCTACTTCTGCAATTAATTCTCCGTCCCAATATAGAGTTCCGAACGAACCGTTTATTTGCTCAAAATCCTTCATCTTATTACCTCCCAATTAAGTAAATAAAAAGAGTAGTCTATTGACCACTCTAGTTATATTTCAATATTAAATGCTAAATCTTCCATGGCATCCACAAATTTAACTTTACCTGCTGCAAATACTGTAGATTCTGTATTATGCTCTTTTATTTCCTGTTCTTCTAACTCATCAATATCAATACCAATAGATTGTAGATATAATTTTTGAGCTTTAAGGTTAATCTCTGCCTTATTATCGTAATTAATATCTAGAATAC